TACGTTTGAAATTGGCAAACTCTACGTCTTCAATGAGGATGATGAGGACGGAGAGTTGACAATCATCGGCAAGCTCATCGACAAGAACGAAAGCGAGGACACGCTGACATTTGGCAACCAGTACGAAATCGAGAACGAGAAGTTCGTTACCGACCAAGCCTTCGACCTGCGTATCAGCGTACACGAGGAACTGCGAGAAGCAACAGATGACGAATATTGCACGTTCCGAGAGGCTTATTACCTATGGGAGAAGAGCAAGAAGCAGGGCAAGGAGCAGCCACCATTCAAGCCTTTCGATAAGGTGCTGGTAAGGAGCGGAGATAACTACAAGTGGCTTCCTGCGTTATTTATTCGTGACCGTGGAGTGGGGTTTGAGAGTAGACACACCGCATTGCCTATCCATAGTGGAGAACCAGCGAGCTTCGCTCAGTGTATCTCATACGATGGCAATGAGTACCTCGCCTTCACGTCAGACCCATTCTAGGACGTATGGCGAGTGAATTATGCAAGGCTTGCGATGCCGGGCGAAACTGTTTAAATGGGCTATACTGCCCGGCACGCAAGCAATATGTAGAACATCAGGTAATACTTGAATGCAATGAGCGATTTCGCAACAAGGGAGAAGAACAGAACGTACTACCAGGAGCACCGGGAACAGATTCTGAAAGCCACGAAGGAATGGCGAAAGAGAAACAGAGAAAAGTACCGGGCGTATCAAAAGGAGTACTGGAGTAAGCACTACCGGAACTACGGTACGAAGAACCGGGTAGCAGACAGAGCGATGCGTGGTGAGAGGAAGAAGCCGGACACAGAGAAGGCTCTTTCCATGTTCAAGAATCCGCAGCAGGCAGCGCATCTGGCATGGCTGCTCGAAAACAAAAAGAATAATCGGTCGTGAGTTCAATAATAGAGTTTTTAACCAGCGAGGACAGAAGGGGATGGCTCCCTATCAAAACAAATAAACTTATAACATCTTGAAATTACGATATGAGAGCCGGAAACGCATCTCCCGAAGTCTGACAGCAAACAAAGAAAGCGAGGTGGTACATGAAGAAGTAAGAAAAAGAAATCGTTAGAAATTATGCTTTTATTCATTCGGCTGGCGGTGGAAGAAGGAAGAACCCTGCAACATATACATTTTGTTATTCATTATTTTGCCCGCAGGCGCAACTTCCGGAATCCCTGCCAGCTTTCTCTATCGCAACCGAAAAGAAGGGAAAGAAAGGGGTAGGGGATAGATAGGGATAATAACGCATGTGCGCACGTATATGCGCACGTAAAGTGTGCTGGATAATAAACTACACCAGCAAAACAAAATAAACGCTTATACGCGAAATTTGAACAAAATAAGTAATTCAAAGAAAAAAATGGAAAAAGGAACAGTTATAATTGGAATCGACCCCGACAACCAGGAAAGCGGTGTCGGGGCAGTATATGACGACAAGAAGTTTCTCGCCTATAAAATGAACTTCCCAGCTTTGATAGATTACCTAAGAGCAATGAACGAGAGTTGCAAGAAGATTAAGGTCGTTATTGAAGGCGGCTGGCTCAACAAAAGCAACTGGCATGTGCTCAACAGATTCATGACAGCAGTCAAGGCAGCAGCCATCGGACGCTCTACCGGAATGAACCATCAGACCGGAATCTTGATTGTCGAGTGCTGCAAACACTACAATATCCCCTGCGAAATCATCAAGCCGCTAAAGAAGTGCTGGAAGGGAAAGGACGGAAAAATCACGCAGGACGAAATTGCTTACTTTATAAGCCCTGACGGTAAGATGCCGAGAATGAACCAAGACCAGAGAGACGCACTTCTCCTCGCATGGGTCTGTGCAGGATACCCGGTCAGAGTGATGCCGAAGAAACCACAGACAACGCTGCAGAAGACCATCAGAGCCTTTGATGGATAAAATAAAAGCAAAGTGTTGGAAAAAGTTAAAAGTGTGCAAAGAACAAACATCTAAAGCAAAAAAGTCGTATCTTTGCACTGTGTTTATCAGATAAGCATGAATTTCAAACTTAAAACAGAAGAAAATGAAAACAGAAGAAATCGCACTATCGAGGGTCAGCGAGAATGAGGCGAACCCTAGAACCATAACTGAGGCGAATTTCCAAAAGCTGGTAAAGAGCATCCTCGTCTTCCCTAAGATGCTCCAGCTTCGCCCTATAGTCGTAGACGAAACCTACAAGGCACTGGGTGGCAATATGAGAACGAGGGCACTCTGCCACATCGTGAGCATGACACCCGAAGCCATCATGGACGTTCTCGACACAGACCAGCGACTGACCGATGCAGAGAAGCTGGCGATCGCCAACTACTGGAGCCAGTGGCAGGAACAGCCAACTGCAACCATCGTCAAGGCATCAGACCTGACGGAGGCGCAGAAGAAAGAATTCATCATCAAGGATAATGCAGGCTTCGGAGACTGGGACACCGATGCACTGGCGAACCAGTGGAATACCGACCTCTTGAAGGACTGGGGTATTCAAGACTGGCAGCTGCAAGGGTGGATGAGTCCTGATTCATTGAAAAATGGAGAGCAGGCAGACGAGGATCAGAAGGAGGCAAAGGATGATGAGTTCGATGAGGATGCAGAGAAAATCCCACAGCGGTGCAAGGAATGCGAACTGTGGCAACTCGGAAAGCATCGCCTTATGTGTGGTGACTCCACGGATGCAGAGCAGGTCAAGTTCCTTATGGGGGGGGCAAGTGGTTAATCTGTATCTTACAGACCCACCGTATAATGTGGCTTACGGTTATGATGGCGCAGCAACAGAAGGACATCGCAAGGATGGACTGGTCGTCTTAAATGACAAGATGGACAACGATAAATTCGAGGGATTCTTGACAAACGCATTTAACGCTGCCAATGCTAACATGGAGAAAGGTGCTTCGTTCTATATATTCCACAGCGATGGCTACTCATATTGGTTTCGGAAAGCCCTTATCAATACGGTAGACCTGGAGCTGCGAGAGAATTTGGTATGGGTAAAGAACTCCATGGTATTAGGAAGGCAAGACTATCAATGGAGACATGAACCTTGCTTGTATGGATGGAAGAAGGGAGCAAGCCACAATTGGTTTAGCGACCGAAAGCAGACGACCGTTATGGAGTTTGACCGACCGACAAAGAGTGTTGAACATCCGACCATGAAGCCTATTCCACTTTTCGCATATCTTATTCAGAACTCATCGCAGGAAGGCTGGAATGTCTACGACAGCTTCGGTGGTAGTGGCACAACGCTTATCGCAGCCGAGCAGTTAAACCGCAATGCGTTCTTGATGGAGCTCGACCCGCATTATTGCGATGTCATCATTGCCCGCTGGGAAAAGCTGACTGGCGAGAAAGCGGTCAAGATAGACGAGTTTAAGAAGCAGGGCGAATAGTTGCGATGTGTCGGCTCTTCTCTTCAAGGTTGATAAACTACACCAGTTTGCGGAAAGAGCGGCACACACGCAAAATTCGCACAAAATAACTCCAAGGGAGCGGAAACGAAAAAGGCAGGAGATTAACCCCTGCCAATCGCTTTGAGAATACACTGGTTGATGAAGTCGCTGCGGTCTTTCTTATCGACCCCTGCCAAGATGTTAGCCACGTCCTCGGTAGCACCGAAATAGAATGTTGCAGCGTATTTCTTCGTTCGCCCTGCACCCTTGCGAGCACCTCCCCAAGATTTGGAGGTAGTTTCATTCGTAGTACTCATAATGTTAAAAATTTGGTGATATGAAAATTAATTCGTAAATTTGCAAACGAAATCCCAAAGTGGGGTGGTGGTTCGAGCACCACCCCTTGGAACTTAGAATAATCTAATCGTAAATGATAAGATTTCTATTTTCCAAATCTTTAATGAAATTTTCAGTACGTTCATAAGACTTTGGGATTTCATTTTACTTTTCCCTCATCCTCGGAGGGTTTCAGTAAGTAAGGACACTTCCCTTATTACGTTTGCAAAGATACGAAATTTATTTGAAATATGCAAGTTTTTCAAGTAGAATTTTTATAAAAAATCAAATAAATTTCAAGAAATCAAAAATATGCCACAAGGTAATAACAACAAGTTAAGGGCACAGCGCATCGACATAGAGAACCGCCTGCAGATTATCGCACCGCTATACCGCAGAGGGTGGACGGAGCGAGAAATCACGGCAGAGGTTCGCAAGCGGCTCGACAGACCGAAATACAATCAAGCGCACTGCGACATTCAGCGGTTATTGAAGGAGTGGAGGGAAGAGCGGCTGACCGACACGGACGAGAAAATAACCAGCGAGGTGGCAAGGTTGAAGCTGGTAATACGTGAAGCGTGGGAAGCGTGGGAGAAGTCCAAGGAAGACTACCACGAAAAGAAATCGAACCAGCAGGGACTTCCAGTCGTAGATGAGCGAGGGAGGATGGTTTCTATCGAGACCGTCAAGACGATGATGTACGATGCCGAGAAGCGAGGATTCGGAGAACCACGCTACCTCGACATCATCATCAAGGCAGAGACGCAGATTTGCAAGCTGCTCGGACTGGATAAGGTCGTGCTCGACCTGAACGCAGGCTTCCAAGGCGGTATCGAGGTACGCTACATCAACTCTGGACACCAGTGTGCATCCAGCGAGCAGGAAGTAATCGAGCGTGAGGGATTGGATAAAGAATAATTTTACCATAATTTTGTTTTAAGTTTTATTGTTTGAAAGTATGGCACTATTTGACGTTATTGGTGAACTGTATGACCCGAATGCGGACGTGAAGCCGAGATTCCTTGTGAACCAGGGCGGCACGTCCTCGGGGAAGACATACACCATCATGCAGCGTCTTATAGTGCTTTCTTTTGAGCATCCGATGGCAATTATCACGGTGTGCGGTCAAGACCTCCCGAACTTGAAAGTTGGAGCCATGCGAGACCTCGACACCATCCTGCACTCAAGGGCAGAGTTGCTGGACTGGTTCAAGAATAACAAGAGCGACAGCAGCTACCGAGGAAAGAACGGCTCCATCATCGAGTTCAAGAGTTATCAAGATGCGCAGGACGCAAAGAACGGTAAGCGAGACTACCTGTTCGTGAACGAGGCGAACGGTGTGCCCTACGAAGTGTTCTGGCAGCTAGCAATCCGAACCCGAAAGCAGGTGTTCATCGACTACAACCCAAGCGCAAGGTTCTGGGTGCACAACAACATCATCGGAAGGGATGACTGCAGATTAATCCTGAGCGACCACCGAAACAACAGATTCCTTACAGAGAGCGAGCACAAGAAAATTGAAGAGATTGACGACCCCGAACTTTGGAGAGTATATGCGCGTGGACTGACCGGAAAGATAACCGGGCTTATCTTCACCAACTGGGGCATCGTTGACAAGCTGCCACCAAGGGAGGAGTGGAAGATGGATTGCAGGGGTATGGACTTCGGATTCACCAACGACCCAACTGCGCTGGAGCACGTTATATTGGCGCACGGAGAGTTATGGGTGGACGAAGAAATCTACCAGCCTGGAATGACGAACGATGACATCGCAGACCGATGCAAGGAACAAGGACGGACGAAACGTGACCTTATCATTGCGGATTCGGCAGAGCCTAAGAGCATTCAGGAGATACACAACCGAGGGCTGTGGATAATCGGCAGCACCAAGGGAGCGGACAGTATCAACAACGGCATCGACATTCTCAAGCGTTTCCGCATCAACATAACCAGACGCAGCCACGGCATCATCGGGAACATGCAGCAATACAAGTGGAAGAAGTCAAGGGATGGAGAGACCACGAACCAGCCTATAGACGCATTCAACCACGGCATAGACGCAATAAGATACGTAGCCTTGAAGAAGTTATCAGTAGCAAGCCATGGAACGGCTAGGGCGCACGTATTGAGACAAAGATAACGACAAAATTATAAAGCGTATGGATAATAACACTACATTCAAGTATTGGCTGGCAGTTGCTAGGCACACCAGCTATAAAATCGGCAAGCAGCCACGACCAGCTTTCGTTGGAGGAAAGCAAGTGCCCGACAATCTCAACCAGCTATCCATCGGGCAGCTAATAGACCTTTCCCAGCTATCAGACAGCGAAGAAAGTCTGTATCAGATAGTGACAACCGTCCTCGGTCTGAGCCACAAGGAAGTGGAGCAGGCTAGGGCGGTTGATGTTGTTATGCTCATCGGTTGGGTAACATCAGAGGTGGAGCGCATCAACAAGCTATTCGAAAGTACAGACACAGCGAAGCCAACGAGACTGGAGAAGGAGGCAGGCATCGATACCCTGCGGTTCGGACTGTTCGGCATGCTGGACTGGTATGCGGTAAGGATGGGCATCAGCGACCACGACCAGGTTCTAAAAACTCCATGGCTTCGCATCTACAAGTGCATGGAAATGGATAACAAGAGAAGCGTATACGAGCGGAACCTGCAGAAGTTGCAGGCAGAGGAAATGAAACGTAAATCCAGATAATTATGGCAACAATCAGAGAAACATTAAAGCAGCTGGCAGCAGACACGCTACCAGACTATACCTACCTATTCGAGGACTGGGACACAGCAGACACCAAGCTGGAGAAACTGAACTATCCGGCAATCGTGTGCATCATCCCAGCCAGCGGCACGACAGAGATACGCAACGGCAGGGTATACGATACCGTGAACGTTGCCCTGGCTTATCTCGACACCGTACCGAGGGGAGCGGAAGGAGAAGACAACGGAGAGTGCATCGACCGAATGAAGGTGGCAGGGGCAAGGATGATACGAGCCATCAACCAGTCGCACCAGTTCGAACCGCTGGAGGGGCAGCAGTACTACGAGACAATCATCGAGCGCTTGAGCACGATCGTGTCGGGCGTAATGTACTCCCTTCAGCTGACACAGAGCATAGGAGGGTGTGAGGTATGAGCAAGGGAGGCATTCAATTCGACCCCAAGGCGGCATCGCTCATCATGCGTGAGGAAGTGGAGCGAGCACGGCAGCTTATCATCAACCACATTCGTATCAACGGACAGAACGCATCGGGGCGCACCATAGCGAGCCTAAAGGTGGAGCAGCCCAGCGAGGAAGAAACCATCCTCTGGGGACACAAGCCATTCGGGGTGCTTGAGACCGGACGAAGGGCAGGAAAGATACCATACGGCTTCCGTAGCATCATCCGGCAGTGGATGAAGGACAAGGGGCTGCACGGTACACCTATACCCTACAAGACCGACCGGGCACACAAGTATACACCACAAGAGCGTGGCGACATGAGCATGGCAGGAGCAATCGCACACACCATCGCCAACAAGGGGTCTAAGCTGCACCGGACTGGCGGCAGGGCTGACGTATACAGCAACGTCGTTCCAGACACAATGAAGCGGCTTGGGCAGCGACTTATTTTCTTAATCCACCAGTCGGTGGGAAGTATAAAACTTAACAATGAGACGGTATGAGACAGACGACAAAAAACAATATCACGATTCAATACCCGGACGCTGTAGGATTCGCATTCTTGCCTTGCATCATCAAGGCGAGCGGAAGCAACCTATCGTGGATTGAGGTAATAATCAGACATATCAACATAGAACGTTCCTACAATGTGGAAACGTTTAACGGCAGTTGTATAACTGACTTCAAGACATACGTGCAAGCTCTTTTTGACGGACATATCAATGCAGCCTACGATTGGACGATAGGCTATGATTCCAGCATTCTAAACCGTCTCGTGAGTATCAAGGTAAACGCATACGATGACGGAAACGTACAGCTTGCGAGCGTCGACTTCACCACGAACATAGTTTGGGGCGCACCAAAGTATGGGGAGACGTGGAACGGCTACAAACGCCTTACATGGTTTACTCATTATCCGTTCACCTTTGGCATATACTTAAGCAAGTTGAACGCCAACCTACTAATCGGTTACGAGGGAGTACCAAATAAGCTACTGAAGATTCCTATTAACGGTATGGTGGACTTCTACGCAGGCATATTGCCTAGTGGTGCAAAATACTGGAACATCTACGACTATGATGGAGAGATTCAGCAGGGAACGTTTGACAATACTTTCGACCTTACTTTCAGTCTAGCCACCGGTGGCAAGCAGTCTCTATTGCTTCGCATCGACAGAGACGATACCGAGAGCGGTATCTATTTACGTTGGATTGACCGACACGGATTTATCCGCTATTGGCTCTTTGCGGCTGGGGAGGAAACGAGGGAAATAGCCAGCGACCTGAGTTTCATACGCAACAATTTAGACGATTACCTATACGGCTACTATGGCGATAATGGAAGAAGGCAGGGATACAATCGTACGGACTCCATCAAGCTTTGTGCTCCTTTGGTAGACCGAGATACGTTTGATATGCTGCAAGACTTAACCAGCAGCCCAGTTGTTGACATGTACCTCGGTGGAGACTGGACGCAAGAGGAAGATGAGTGGATGAGCGTGACAATCAAGGCAGGAAGCTACACGAAGAGCACAGCTTGCTTGCAGGATTTCGTGTGTGAAATGATTATTAACAACATTAACGTTCAGAGACTATGATAGACCAGCAACTTTACATTGACGGTGTTTTGATGGACTTGCCGGAGAACACCGATGTGGTGCTCGATATCAAGAGCAACCTTTTTCGTGACGTCACGAAAATGACCTCGAACTACACGTACACCATCCAGTTGCCACGGACTGTTCACAACCTTTCAGTTTTGCAGCAAGCGGACAGACCGAAGAGCGGCAGCAGATACCCCTATATTTTCCATAAGTGCAGTTTTTTCCGTGGAGGTGTACAAATTATCAAGGACGGACGTTTGAACGTTCTGAGCATCGAGGAAAATATCGATGTCTCAATCTATTGGGGTATAATGCCAGCGTTCACGAAGCTACTAGAGAGCGGAATGAAACTGAACGAACTGGGAGTGACAGACAGAGTGCTTTTTGAAAAGTACAACACTCCAAACACCAGGGAGGAAGCCGTGAGCAATGGGATATTCTTTGCTTATTACAATCCATACCGAATTGAGAGCAAAGATAACTTTGGCATTAATTTGGTGCAGAGGAATAAATATACCACGACACAATACTCGCCTAGCCGTGGACGCATCAGAACAGGTACAGAGGTCGGAAAGTATATAAGCGGAAATATAGAGAGCGCATCGAACATGATCTGTGCTCTTATCCCTTTCTTGCCATCATCAACGGCAAATGTGCAAGCGCAAGGAAAGGGCGATTACAGAAGCTATGCAGTACTGGATAAGTACATGCGGGTTATATCCGTGAGCGGAGAAGATGAGACGCTGGAAGTATACACCATCAGAGGAGAGGCTAGAGCTGCATACCTCGTAGTGAATGCACCTGCCGAATATTACAGCACTCTGTCGCTATCAGTTACCGGGCTGACACCTATGCACGAAATGATAGATGGCGATAATAAGGAGGATTTCGTAGGCGATGATGTGGCGGTGGATGAATATAAAACGTCCCCAAAATTCTTGCAGCCATGTGTGACCGTGAACTGGCTATTGTCAAGGATAGCGAGGAAGTCGGGCGTATCTTTCGTGTGGCAGGATGATGAAGCAAAGAAGATGTTGAACAACCTAGTTGTGCCTATAATCAACAACAAGGCAGACGACAAGACAATCATCGGTAATCTGACCGCAGACGTTAAGAGCCGTGACGGACTGGGAGCACTCACCCTTTCCATAAGCAACTCCATAACTTCCGTATCGCCAAGCACTGGCGAAGACGTGCAGAAACTGACGATAACAAAGGATTGCGAACTGGCCTTTGATGTGCAAGTGCAATACTACGTCAGACATCAGTTTGAAGACGCAGCGGAGATTCAGTTGCCTATGGGCGTGAAAATGACCGTTACAACGCCAAGCACTACTGGAGGTGAGGCATCCACGCAGGAATACGAGTTCGGAGATTTGAAGTACGAGGATGGACAGGTTAAGTACCCAGTCGTACTACGCAGATATGCTATCGATGGCTATCTTTATTTGCTTTCGGCAGGGACAAACACTATATCGCTAAAGAAGGACGATGTATTGACGTTTGAGACTATCATGCACGGAATAAATACAGTCAACATTCCTTCCGTTTATGGCGGCAAAATCACTGCGAGCGTCAAGAGTGGGGACAGCGTTCCGATTGGTGGAAGTTTCCCTATCGGCATAAACCTGCCTGAAATCGAGGTAACAAACTTCATTAAGTTTCTGGCTTTGATAACTGGCTCGTTCCCTAGGCAACTGACCAACAGCACGCAAGTGCAGTTTATCATGTTTACCAGAGTTTGGGCAAACAAGGCGAACGCCTACGACTGGAGCGGAAAACTCATTCCGTATGACCGCCAAGGTGCACCACGGAAAAGCGAGTATTCCGTTTCAGACTTTATGCAACACAACCGCTACAAGTGGAAGGAAGACGAAGAGACAACCGGGGACTATGATGCAGACCTCGTAATCAGCAACCAGACTTTGGACTATGAGCAGGACACGTGGACGCTACCTTTTGCAGCCAGCGATGACAATCGCATACCGATAAGAACACTGGATTCTTTCGGCATGAAGAATGGTGGAGAGTATAAGGGATGCAAGGAGCGAATAATGACGCTTAGGGATGACAAGGAGCAGGCGGCACTGCGATTCGACATTGACCTTCAGAACATCTTCGATACGAAGTACAAGCAGCTTGCAGCAAGCATCGCCAAGGCGCACGTAATCACAGAGCGGCTCAATCTGTCGGACTTGGATATTCTGGATTTTGACGAGACGAAGCCAGTGTACCTTGCCCAGTATGGAGCGTATTTTGCGGTTCTCGAAATCAAGACAACAAACAGCGGATATTGCGAGGTTACAATGATAGAGTTGAACAACTAAAAAGAAAGAACTATGGTAAGTGAAGACAAACAGCAGATTCTTGACATCAAGGTCAAGTACGAGGATGCAATCTATGGCATCATCAGATACAAAGAGAAGATAGACCAGTTGAAGGCAAGCATCAAGGACTTGCAGCAGCAGGAAAAAGACAAGACCATCACGACCAACGAGATGAAGGTGCAGACGGAAGCCATCAACGCAACCATCAAGGAGTATCAGTACAACGTGCGCACCTTGCGGAAGGAGATCCAGAACAACGTGCGCACAGAGAACGAGCAGGAAGGAAGCTTGAAGCAGCTGCGTGCCCAGCTTTCCAATGCCACCAAGGCTTACGATGAGATGAGCCGTGCCGAGCGTGATAGTTCCAAGGGTCAGGAGATGCAGGAGCATATCCAAGACTTGATAGAGGAGCTGAAAGAGGCTGAGGAGGCTACTGGAAGATTTCAGCGCAGTGTCGGCAGCTATTACGATTCCATGATGAAGGCGGCTGACGACCTGCAGAATACCGAGTTTTTCGGTTTTGATGTTGTTGATGATACTGGAATCGGAAAGGTTATGGAAATGGGAAAGTCCGTGGAAGACCTAAAGGTAAAGTTTGGTGCGTTGAAAAATACGGCTCTTTCCTTATTGACCAACCCTTATTTCCTCGCTATGGCAGGTGTGGCAGGTGTCGGAATGGCTTTCAAATGGTTCTATGACTACAACAAGGGAATAGAGGAAGCCACACGAAAGACCATGCAGTTCACTGGGCTTTTCGGTGACGAAATGAAATCAGTGAGAAATCAAGTCTTGGCAATCAGCGAGACGTTTGGCGTGGATTTTGGCGAAACCTTGCAATCCGCAAATGTAATGAGCAAGCAGTTTGGCATCAGTGTATCAGAATCGCTAAAGCTCTTGCAAGATGGCTTTGTGGCTGGTGCGAATGCTAGTGATGAGTTCCTAGAGAACGTGAAGGAATACCCAACGTACCTGAAGGAGGCTGGATTGAATGCGGAGCAATTCGTGGCAATTTCAACCAACGCCACCAAGCAGGGAATATTCTCTGACAAGGGTCTTGACACCATCAAGGAGGGTAATATTAGACTTCGAGAGATGACTACCGCAACAGCAGCCGCATTGGATGGCATAGGTATATCTAGCGAGAAAGTTCAGAAAGAACTGCAAAACGGTAGCAAGACCACATTCGACATCATGCAGGAGGTCGGTAACAAGCTAAAGGAGTTCCCTGCTTCATCAGCCAAGGTAGGAACAGCCATCGCAGATATATTTGGAGCTCCTGGCGAGGATGCAGGACTAAAGTACATCGAGACCCTCGGAGACATTGAGATGAACATGGATAAGGTCAAGGAACAATCCAGTGATGTTGCCAAGGCTCAGGAAAAGCAGGTGGAAGCCAACAAGCGTTTGAAGGATGCCGCAAGTGCACTCTTTGACGTTACTGGTGGCGGCTTTGAAATGATGAAGACCCAGGCGGCAACATTCGTGAGCAACCATCTAACGAAACTATTGAGGGCTATCATCAACCTTTATAACCAAAGCGTGGCATTTAGGGGATTGATTCAGTTGATAGGCTTTGCGTTTAAGTCTGTCGGGCAGGTTGCCTTGCTTGCCTTCAACATCATCATAGATGCCATTAAGCTTGTTGCAAGACCAGTGAGGGGACTGTTGCAGATGTTTGAGGGCTTTTTCTCCTTTGACGTGAAGAAGATGCGAGACGGCTTCAACTCCATCTTTTCGGGTCTTGGCAATACCGTGAAGGAGGCTTGGGGAGACTTGAAGAAATTCGGAAGCGGAATGGCTGATGCTATCGTGGGTGGCATGAAGAATACTTTTAACCATGCTAACATCAAGATACCAGTCAGCGCAGATGCGCCATCCATGGCGACCGCCACAACCGACAATACAAAGCTCAAGGACGGCACTAATATCGCCAGCACTACCCCTAAGACCAAGAGGGAGAAGGCAGCAGCCGACAAGGCGGCAAAGGAGGAAGCCGAGCGCAGGAAGAAGCAGGAAAAGGAATTGCAGGAAGCGATTGCGCTTATCCAGTTTCAGTACAACGAGCAAGTAATGGACGCAAAGAAGCGATACCTTGCAGGCATGTACGACAACGAGCGAGACTACAGCAACGACCTCGAACAGATGGAGAAGAACATGGTGGCACGAAGCATTGACGCATACGTGGCGGCAGGGCAAATCGGAGCGGAAAAGGCGCAGGAAATGCAGGCAAAACTTCTCGACATCATGATAAAAGCAAAAGCGGACTTGAAGAACCAAGCGAAGGAGATTGTGGACGAACTCAACAAGGAGTTCGAGGAAGCAGAGAAGAAGCGAAGGGATGCGGACATCATGAACGGTGGCACTGGAGAGGAAGACGATGCAGCCAAGCTGGAGAGATACAAGGCTTTTCTAGACAGCAAGATACAAGCCTACAAGGACTATGCAGCCGTGCAGGAACAGCTCCAGAAAGACCTGAGCGATACTAACGTGGAAATACAAAAGAATGAGAATGATAAAAAGAAGCAGTTGACAGAAGAACAACTTCAAAACATGAAAAGCTATATTTTGGCAGTTGGAGATGCTTTTGTCGATTTCTTTAATAGTGAAGATAAATCTTTTCATTCTTTTCTGAAATCTTTACTTAGCTCTTTGCTGGATGCCGTAGAGATAGCCATGGAGGCACAATACATTGAAATCCTAGGAAGAGGCTTAGCTAAACTCGGATGGGCAGGCGTGGCAGACGCAGCAGCGAAACTCGCATTGCTTAAAGCAGCATTCGCAGGAGCAAAAGCACTCGTCAAGGGATTCTCCACTGGTGGCTACGTCCAAGGCTCGGGAACCGGAACCAGCGACAGCATCCCGGCAAGGCTTTCCAATGGCGAGAGCGTAATGACCGCCAAGGCGACATCGATGTTCAGCCCTATATTATCCGCATTCAACCAGCTAGGCGGTGGCGTGCCTATCGTAGTAAACAACGGAGGCAGCAACATCGGCATGGATATGCTGGCGGCAGCTGTAGCTAGAGGGTATCAGATGGCTCCACAGCCAGTAGTGAGCGTGGAAGAGATAAACCGCACCCAGCGGAGAGTGCAGACGATAGAGAATATCGGCAGGATTTAAAGGGTAGTTATTTCTTCAAGATTTGCGTTCTGAGCGGTTTTCGCTTGAATGTGGTAAAGTTACACACCCAAGGCAATAAAAGCCGCTTAGAGCGCAAAATTTGGGCTTGTTTAGAAAAATTAACTGCTTACGAGGTAAACATACCAAAAATAATCGTATCTTTGCAGCGTTTTAAAACTTAAAATCACGATTCAATGGCAAAACTCAGAATATACAACGACATCGACAGCCAAGACAACAAGTTCTGGTATCAATGGTTTGGAGGTGATTGCGTATGTTTTCAAGACATAGATGCTTTTGCGGCAAGCATACCGAAAGACGATGATACCATCGATATGCGCATCTTCTGCAATGGCGGCTCTGTGGTCGAAGGTTGGGCGATTTATGACCGACTGCGGCAGAGCGGTAAGAAGATTTCCTGCACCGTTGAGGGCAAGGCGGCATCCATGGCAACAATCATCATGCTCGCAGCACCAAAGGAGAGCCGCAAGGCATACGAGAACGCTGCCTTCCTCCTGCACAACCCTTGGGTTCCTGGCTGGGGGTTGGGCGACCAGCTGAACGCAAAGGACTTGAAGAACTTGGGCGAGGAAATGCAGATGTGGCAGGATAAGATGGTGGACGCATACGTAGAGCGGTGCGAGTGCGACCGGGAAGAGATTCAAGCCTTGATGGATAAGGACATCTTCATCAGCACCAGCGAGGCTATGCGCCTAGGTCTTATCAGCAGCACCGTTGCACCAATCAGCGCAAGCGCATCGAAACGCAATATCGAAAATTTTATTAATTCAAAACAACAAAATCCAAAAGCAATGGAGAAGAAAACAGAAGTAAAGGCTTCTCTCCTCGACAAGATTCTCGCCAAGTTGGGCGTGAAGACACTGGAGGAAGCAGAGCAGGCGGTGGCAGAGCCACAAGCCAAGGCAGAGCCAAAGGCGATGGAGCTCAACACAGCAGACGGACAGACACTGACCGTTGAGCGTGAAGAGGGAGATCCACAAGTTGGCGACAAGGCAAGTCCGGACGGAACGTTTGAAATGCCGGACGGTAAGACAATTGTTGTCGAGGACGGTGTAATTACCGACATTCAGACCGCAGACAACACCGACAACGACAACGACAATGAGGGCGGTGAAGGCGGTGAAGGCGGCAGCGCATCAAGCACCGACAACGACACTGTAGCCAAGTTGAAGCAGCAGGTAGCAGCACTCAAACAGCAGTTGAACGAAACCAAGGCGCAGCTGGCAGGCGCACAGAAACTCGCAAAGAGCAAGGAAGACATGCGCATCCTGAATGCCGTGAAGATGGCAGGCGGTGCTGAGAAGGTGTTGGCAGGCTACAGCAGCCACTACCAGCCAGCGCAGCGACAGCCAAGCGGCAAGGGCGCAGGCGACAACGTGAACGCTGTCGAGGAAGGCAAGAACGCTATCAAGGAGAGACTTGCAAAGCTCCACAAAAAGGGCAAGAAGTAACAAAGTATAACCCATTAAATCAAAAGAAAATAATGGCAGGATTTACAAAACAGCAGCTTGAGAACCTTACACTCGAGCCAGAAAACCTCGCAAGCATCAAGGATGCCGTGCAGGAAACCTTCTACAACGATGAAGACTTCTCTTCATTCGTGAACATTCAGAAGGTCAAAGAGAAAGACCCTATCGCTCTTCTCGGAGAGATGGAAATGGTCGGTAAGAAGGGTGGCGGTTGCGACCCTACCTATGAGGAGAAGGGTATCGCAAACTCTCAGAAGCGTTGGGAATTCGGACAGTGGGAAATCCCAGTCAAGATTTGCTACGAGGCAATAAAGGGAACCATCGGAGAGTATTCACTGAAGACTGGTACAGCCATTGGCGACCTCACCAGCACCGACTTTATGGCAATCTATGCAGATGCACTCCAGCGAGCCATGGAGCAGATGATTTGGCGTTTCGGCTGGCTTGGTGACAAGGAGGCAGCATTGTCAGGTGAAGGTGGCGGCAAGCTGACAGCAGGCTTAGATGTCAGTAATTTCAATGTATGCGATGGTCTCTTCAAGCGCATCTTTACAGCCACAGCGACAAAGAACCATACCGCCATCGCAGCCAACAGTAAGGCTACGGCAGCAGAGCAGATTTCTGAATTGCGCAAGAGTGGTGCGGCTACTACACTTGTAGACACCATCCTGATGGATGCAGACACACGTATCGTAGACGATAGCGATGCCGTATTGCTCATGACACGCTCGCTTGCTGACGCATTGACCTACGACCTCAAGAAGACCTACCACGACATTATGCCATGGGAGAAGTTGTTCGATGGATTCGAAGTAGCGACCTACAACGGAGTGAAGATTGCACGTGTCGGCATCTGGGACAGAATGATTAAGGCATACGAGAAGGGCGAGGCTACAATCAACCTTCCACACCGTGCGGTATTCTGCAATCCTAAGCACCTTATGATTGGTACAGACGCAGACAATCTCATCAGCGACCTCGACATCTGGTTCGACAAGAAGGAGCGCAGAAACTATCTCTATGCTACCGGTAAGATTGGCACGGCTCTCCTCGAAGAGGACATGATCCATGCAGCTTACTAATCGCTCCAAATTTTCAGTTTAGTATTAAGTTATTTTTGACAATCCTCAACACCCACAAAACGGTGTTGGGGATATAACAATTTAAAACGAATTAATATGGCAACAACTTGCGAGAGCCTTATCGCTCAGGACATCATCATCCCTTGCGAAGACCAAGTAACAAAGGGACTGGAGGGCGATGGACTTATCATCAACCGAGACGACATCGACTTCACCAAGTCAGTTGTAGCGGGCAATATAATTAAAACATTAGTTTTGAAGACTGGCAAGAAAGCATACGCTATCCGGCAGGAAGGCAGCAAGCCATTCACTGGAACCAAGACCGAACTGACCGTTGGCACGTATCGCAACAGCTGGAAGAACACAGTGGCAGTCGTGGTATTGGCAAACACACCTGACGTTTGCGCAAATATCATTGACGGACTGGCGAATGGAAAGTTCGTTATCATCCTTCGCAACCTCTCTAAGGGAGCGGACGGAAAGGCAGAGTATCAGGTGTTCGGATATGCGCAGGCACTGAAGGCAAGTGCAGGCGAGAACGACAAGTACTCAGACGACACCGAGGGTGGCTGGCTTATCACGCTGGAAGAGGAGAGCGTACCGAAGGCAGCTTATTTCTTCTTCGACACAGACAGCGAGACCACAGCAGCCAAGTATAAGAGCCTTCTGACGGAAGCATCAGAGTAGCCTATGACATACAAGGAAGCAACAGCCAAGGTCTGGGAGTTGAAGGCACGTTTCGACAGTCCCTTTGATGCAACCGACAAGGCAGTTATTGAAACTCTCTATTTTGAGGTAACGCACAAGCGGTTTGTCCCGACAACCTGCCAGCAGTGTTACCACGATGCTCTGATAGAAATATATCTAAAACTCAAAAAAGAAAAGGCAATGCCAAAAACATGTAATTACGCAATGAAGGCAGGTTTTATCATTTCCTGCCCGGATTTCTACCATGGTAAGATTTTCACTAACGAGAACCTGACCGACAAGGTAGCGCATGAATATCTGACGAAGTACCCACACATGGAAAGCTACTTTCAGAAGATACCCAGTGATGAACTCATCGAGAACAAGCAGCCGCCAGCAGACAGCGACAGCGGTGCAGATGATACCGCAGGGAAAGATCCTGCCGAAAAAGCAGCAGGCAGCGACAAGAAGAAAGACATCGACCAAGCCGAGAAAGCAGGCAAGGAAGAGTAACAAAACAACAAGTAAAACGACACAAGCAGTATGAACGTTAAAACAGTTAAAAAGCCAAAGCGAAGGGTTGATATTGGCTACGTCAGCCGATTCAAGATGCAGGCATACGGATATGATAATCTATATCCGCAGAACCTCGCACGCATCACGGAAGCCAGCGGTACGGCAATGCTGTGCCTTAACCGCTACGCCCGATTCATTGAGGGCTACGGCTTCGATAGCGATGTTATCGCAGCGTTAGCGATGAACCAGCAAGGGGACACGGCAGACGATTTACTGCGGAACGTAGCGCAAGACCTCGCACGCTTTGGAGGCTTTGCCCTTCATGTTAACTACAACGTTCTAGGGCAGGTGTCGAGCGTGAGCCACGTACCCTTCGAAAATTGTCGACTAGAAGAGACGGACGACAAGGGGAGCGTGGCGCACGTTTTGCTGCATCCTGACTGGGAGCAGAAGAAAACGAGGAACGGAAAGCGGTTGATGGTGAACGAGAAGACCATCGAGCGCATCAACGTCTTCAATCCCGACCCCGACATCGTTCTTGAACAGATTGAGAACGCAGGAGGCATCGATAGCTACAAGGGGCAGGTTCTGTGGATGAGCCTAGACGGACAGTTTATCTATCCGACAGCCAGCTACGATTCAGCCATCACGGAGATTTCGACCGATGAGGGACTGGGCAACGTGAAGATGCGAAACGTCCGCAACAACTTCCTCGTATCATGTATGCTCGTAACCAAGAAGGGCGTGCCGAAGTTCAACGAGGAAGGCGAAGAGGTGGAGAGCGGACAGATGATTTCCGATGAAGACCTTTTGCAGTTCCAAGGGGACGAGAACACAGCGAAGATTCTAGCTGTAGAGGTGGAGAACGAGGAAGACGAACCAAAGGTAGTGGCTTTCCCTACGAATAACTTCGACAAGGAGTTTTCCGTGACCGACAGCAGCGTTATCGAGCGCATCTACGCACAGTTCCACCAAGAACTCTTCTACTCCATCCGTATTGGCAAGCTGGGATTCAGCGGACAAGTGATGCAGGATGCTTACGAATACTATGCAGGCGAAGTGACAACCGAGCAGCGATTCATCGAGCGAGCCTTCAAGAAGATTTTTAACAGCTGGCACGACCCAGCCATTCAGAACCTAGACCCCAAGCTACAGCCGCTAAAGTATATCAGCAGCGAGGTGGCAGGTAACAACACGATAGACTAATTGATTGAGCCTATGGGAGAACAAAGAAAACAACTTATCACGGTTGATCAGTTCCGAGAACTGGCACGACCGACCAGCATGCACCTAGATGAGGATGAAGTGAACGCATACATTCGGGAATGCGAAGATGCGAACATCATACCAGCCATTGGGTGGGAGCGGTTCAAGGCAGCGACCGAGCAGGGAGAGTGGGGCGATTCAGTATTGCCCGATTTCCAGCCTGCGGTCTTCCTGGACGGTGGCGAATACACCACCAAGAAGGAGGGCGATTGCAGCCAAGACGAAACCAAGGTGCAGAAGTACACCAGCGGAATACGCAAAGCACTCGCTTATTTCACGTATGCGAGGCTTTTTCGTGCCGATGGCGCAATTATAAGCCGAGCAGGTGGAATGCGCCACAGAGACGATTATTCAGACCATGTTCAAGACGTTTCAAACAACAAGCAATACAACGACATCATGGATATGGCGGAAAGATATTTATCAGATGCCCTTAAATACCTCAAGGCATTCACCTCGAAAGGAGAAGTGAAGGCACAGCGAGGAACAAGGGCACACATTCACGCAATAGGCAACTAAAAGCACATAAGACATGAACGAGGATATTCAAAAAATGCTCCGTATGGCAGAGCTGATACGAGATGCAACGCAGGTTGGAGAAAACACAGCGGTGCGTGTCGGCACGGAAATTTACGACATCGTTGTCGAGTTAAGCAGGATGCTTGCCATGATGGACGATAAACTGGAGAACGATGCGGTCGTTAGGATTATCAAGAGTGAACTCGCCAAGATAACAATAACGGAAGCGCAAATTGCGGATGGGGCGATAACGGCAGCGAAGCTTGCCGATGGCTCTGTAAAGAACAGACACCTAGCATCCAATTGTGTGACCTCAGATAAAATACAACCGGGAGCGGTCAAACACGACCATCTGACCGAGGACTGTATATCAACTGGAAACATCAGAGACGGCAGCGTGACAGCAAAAAAACTCGGCACGGACATCTACAAGGATATTTCAAACAGAGTGACCGACATCGTGACGAAGGACTTCCCTCCAGCAATCACGGAGGAACAGATAACAGATATTACTAGTAAATAACAATTTAAAACAATAGATTATGCAATTTTTAGACGCAATTGGACTTGCTTCCTTTTGGGAGAAGATTAAGAACTGGGCTAATTCTAATTTTTTTAGCAAGAGAGGTGGTGAAATTCACCCTAAAATCGGTTTGCAGTATACGATTGACGGAGAACAACTAAGTATAACAAAATCTGGTGAGGAAAATGAAACTATATCTATTTTCAATGTGGATGAAAATAGAATGGAAGCCATAGCTATCGTGAAGAGTGGTGGTACTGCAACCCAAGTGTTGATGGCAGACGGAAGTGTGAAAACTTTGAATGCTAGCAATGGCATCGCCGGACTTGATTCAAAGGGCAATATTCCATTAGCCCAATTAGGTAATCTTGATACTACAGTTGCAGAAGTAGTAACTGCTCTTCCTACAACTAATATTAAGAAGCATATTTATCTTATTAAAGATGCTAGTGGTGTTTCACAGAATCAATATGAGGAATATATTTATACTGGTGATACCAGTGCAACTTATGATGCTTCAAAATGGGAGAAACTCGGAGACTTCCGTGCTACAGTAGACCTTGCAGATTATGCTAAAAAGAGTGAGACAGTTAACTTGAGTGAAATTAAAGTGATCCAAAACGTTCTCGATTCTACACCACAAGGACAGGTACTAAAGCAGGTTATACGTTTCTCTGCTATAAAGGGTGGCACTAGGGTAGAAATAGCACTTGAAGATGCCACATCAAATATGGCAGGCTTAATGTCTATACGTGACAAGAATAAATTGGATAGAATAGCTGAGGGCGCCAATAACTATTCACTTCCACTTGCAGCCAATGGTACACGAGGGGGTATTCAAGTAGGTTATACAGCCAACGGAAGAAACTATCCAGTTCAGTTGAGTGGAGAGAAGGCATACGTTAACGTTCCATGGACTGACACGAACACCACCTACGACTTGTCGCCTTATGCTAAGACAGCAGACGTAAATACAGCCCTATCAAGGAAGGTTGACGTGGTAAGCGGAAAGGGGCTTTCGACCGAAGACTTCACGTCAGCACTCAAAACCAAGTTGAACGGCATCGCCAATGGCGCAACAGCAGACAGCGCAATCCCAACATCGGTAATTGATGGATTAAATTAGAAAGGAGGTTTGCATGAATTTCTTGGATGAAAGTGGACTAAAGAAGCTTTGGACGAAAATAAAAGCAAGTATTGGGACAGCTATTGTTAATAATTCTGATCATCGAAACGAAATAGACACCTCAGGATATGTTAGTATTCCATTTGTCGCAAATCATCAGATTGTTAACATGGATATAACACGGAGTATCAATGTATACAATTGGTTTCAAAAGGCATCGAAAGGAGGCATCCTGGAGATAGTCTTTGCAGGAGCGCAAGGAGCTAGCACTTATTGCTCTAACAATGGTAATAGCTACATGTATAAAATGCAATTATCATCACATGGTCCACTTATTAATAAGATTGAATATTTGACAACGACATATGATACCTATACACGCTTAATCAAGACAGATGATAATAAACTTGTTGTTGCAGAGTTTGTCCAAAACAAGTAAAACTAAAATTAATAAACAAACAAAATATGAATGACAAGGAGAAAGAACTATGGCGAGTTATAGACAACGTAATCAAGTGTTGTGCTATTGAACTGCCGAGCGGAGAGTTGAGCATTACGAGAGAAGACGTTCTCGGCAAGTCTCGAGCAGAAAACCTCGTAATGACACTATGTATGGTCGTTGAGCAGATGATACACGCAGGATTCAGCATAACGACCATTGCGACCGTATTAAACCGCACCGTTCCAGCAGTGAGACATCTTTGTAAGATGGCTTACACTTATCTCATCACGTCTCGAGTTTATCGACTTGCCACGGCACAAGCGACCCTTCTAAACAAGGACGTTGAGCCGATTTGTGTTTAATCAAGAAACAAAAAGAAAATAACCAAAAGCGTTCTTTGACAACAATTCGATAAATACCCCTGCACTAACTTTTTGGAGCGAGCCAAAAATCAGAGTAACTTTGCAGCGGATTCCAATATTTGGCTTCCACGACATAATTAACTCAAAATTTTATGGCAGACACAATCGAAAAAGTCTATTGCACTGGGGACGGTGGCAATGACAACCTAGCAGCAGCCTTGCTCGCTAGAGGTAGAGACAATGATCCAGCGACTATGCTGGCAGCAATGAACGGTGGTATGGGTGGAGGCTGGAACAACCCTTTCGCCTACATGATGATGTTAGGAATGTTCAGATTCATGTACGTGATGGCTGGAACGGACAGAACGGCAACGTACAGCGTGCCGAAATCCAGTCTCAGATTGACAGCCTTCGCAATCAGATGAGCGACAACCACAACAGCGACTTGCTGATGGGCGCAATCCAGGGCAACAACCAGGACTTGAAGACGTTGGCGGCTAATTTGAACTGCGACTTCAACGCATTGCAGTCTTCTGTTTGCGGCATTCAGGCAGGCATCCAGCAGATAAGCGGACAAGTTGGTTATTCGGCAGAGCGAGTAATCAATGCCATCTCGCAGGGTAACTTGCAGATGACCATCGCACTGAAGGACTGCTGCTGCCAGACCCAGCAGAACATCATCAAGATGGGCTACGACAACCAGCTGGGGCAGAAAAACATCGAGAACTCAATGCAGCGAGGATTCGATTTCAACAACCGCAGCATAGAGCGAGGCTTCTCGGCACTCGGTTTCCAGCTTCAGCAGGACAAGTGCGACATCATCCGCTCGAACCAAGACAACACCCAGCGAGTTATCGATGTGCTGAACAATCACTGGCAGCAGGATTTGCAGCAGCGGTACAACGATGCACGCCTGGAGTTGAGCCAGCAGAGACAGAACGCTGAACTTATTGCAGCGTTGAAGACCACCACAACCACCACTGGTGCGTAGGCGGTCTGAACAAAATCTATCAAGGGGCAACTCGCTGTGTTATCAGTGAGACCCCTTTTTGTCTATTTATCGAACTATCTAAAAAGAGCGCATTATGGAATTTAAGAATATACAGAGAAATCACCCGGTCTATCTGCTAGACAAGCAGACGGTGGAAGTTAAGGAAGGCAAGGTCGTAGACAACCAGCCGCACATCAACACTGGCATCGCAACCATTTCCAGCAGCGGACAGCCAATGCGAGACGTAACAATCGAGGTGGATGGAAAGCAGACAATCTACACTATCCCCGAACACCTGGGAGTAACCTTTGCAGGCGAAACCGTACTGGCAACCGACAAGGCAGACCTTTTGCCCGAAGTTGGGAAATTGGTAAATGAAGCCGATGAGATAATCAAGGCATACGAGCCAAGCAAGGAGCGGAAAGCCAAGGGCGAAGAACTTCTTGCAGCTTTGAACCCAGCCATCAAGGAGAAGCAGGAAACCGAAAAGCGTTTCAAGGCACTTGAGGGCGATATAAGCGGCATTCGTGGCATGGTTAAGCAATTACTCGACAAACTAGGATAGGAGGGCGCACAATGAAGAAAATAATCGTTTTGCGCCATTCTTGCGATAGAGAGGAAGAGCGACACCAGCACCAAGAGAGCGACATCATCCACAGCTTACCATACGAGAAGGCAGCAAAGGCACTCATGGGAGCCAGCGGATATGTAGCATACGTTGCCAAGCACGGCTACCACTTCACGAAGCAGCTAGCAATCAAAGCAAGCGAGCAGATGAAGAACGTAGACGGAACGAGCCACCGATGGACGGTAGACGAAATCCGGCTGGCAACAAACAACGAGATAATCTCAAAGGGTACGACACTCGGGGATATTCTCTATTTGGCTAATATGGCTTATGCGGACTTCTACCCGAAGGTAATCGAGAGCGACTGCGTACAGTATGCTATTGCCGTAGCTAGTGATCCGGACGGATATGAGGGTATGGCATTCTGCAGGTGGACGGCAGACATCATCGGAAATGGAGTTACAATTGACTGGGAGAAATTGGAATAATCAAAAAAATAAATTGATATGAGCGAAGTATTTCACGATTTTCAGGTGCACCACCTTTATCTGTGCGCCCTAGTAATTTTTATCTGTTTCGCTACAATTCTGATAGCGATGACAATTGACCTGATAGCAGGCATACAGAAGGCGAAGGAACTGCATGTTGCAAGAACGTCAACCGGGTTGAAGAAAACGTGCGACAAGGCAAAGAAGTATTTTCCTACATTTCTCATCGCTGCGCTTATGGACGTAGCTACGTGCATCATATCTCCCTTCCCTATGTTCGCCATCGCCTGGACGGTGTATCTGCTTTTGTGCGAGTTTAAGAGTATCCGGGAGAAGGCATACGAGAAGGCTGAGATACGCAAGCAAGACCGCACGATGCAGGTGATCCTCGAAAATAAGGACGAGATTGCGAAGGCGGTTGTCGAGATAATGAAAGAAGAGCGGAAGAAAGGAGGAGACAATGAGGATAACTAGAGCGCAACTTCTAAAGGTAATGCCGAATGCAGGCAGCAGGGCAGACACCTACCTTCCAATCATCAACGGATGGGCAGAGCATTTCCACATCAACACCCCACTAAGGATGGCGCACTATCTCGCACAGATTGCCCACGAAAGCGGAGAGTTGAGATACACCAAAGAACTGGCAAGCGGCAGAGCCTACGAGGGCAGGAAAGACCTCGGAAACACCCAGCAGGGCGATGGCGTGAAGTATAAGGGCAGGGGATTGATACAGATTACCGGGCGAGCCAACTACCGGAAGTATGCAAATTATTGCGGCTTCGATGTTGTGAACAGTCCCGAACTTCTGGAGCGTTCTCTGGGAGCAACGAAATCCTCGATGTGGGTATTCGACACCTTCGGCTGCAATGAGTTGGCAGACCAAGACAACTTGAAGGCTATCCGCAGAAAGATAAACGGAGGGTACAACGGACTGGCAGCCTGCGAGAAGTATTTGAAGCGAGCCAAGGAAGCCTTGAAAATCAAGGTGCCTGCGTAATAAACACATTAATCTAAAGTTTATAAAGTATGGAAAATTCAAGAAAAGGGCGAAATTTGCGTTCTGTGGCGTTTTTTCTCGTCATGCTTATAATTACCCCACTTTTAATTTTGGGCTGTTCCTGCGCCAAAACAGCGCAAAATAACACGGTTTATCACGACAGCACACACACCAGTGCAAGACGTGACAGCGTGAACCAGCGACAGATCCACTGGCAGGACACCCGGCATGGCGACACCGTAATCAAGCAGGACAGCGTGCTTGTGTACATCAAGGGCGACACTGTAATCAAAGAGCGGTGGCACAATCTTACGACCACCAGATGGAAGACAACGACCAAGACGGACACCATCGTGGGCGACATTTACACATTCGTGACCGACACCATAAAGGTCAAGTATTACGTGAACCGATACAAGACCAAGGAGGTAGAGAAGCCAGTGGGCACATGGCACAAGATAAGATTATTCGCTGGCGATTGCGTATTGCTATTCCTGCCAATCTTTGCGGTTCGCTGGATAAATGAGCGCATCAAGAAGAGAGCTCAATAGGTTCAATCATAATATCTTTTAAAGGGCAGGGAGCGCAGGAGAACGTTTCTCTGCCCATTTTTTTGTGCGAAGAACACTACCCTAGAACGACCGAAAATATCCGTGCTTGCGACATAAACAGCCAATAAAAGTTAAAATATTAATATCTTTCGGGAAAAGTTTTGGTGGAACCGAAAAATATTAATATCTTTGCATCGTGTTTAGGAGATAAGCACAATAAACATTCAGTAACATTAAGCCCTAGGCAACACGGTTAAGCCAAAGAAAAATGAAAAAGTCAAATTCAAACATTTTAGAGTTCACAACAAAGTTCATCAACGCCAACTTCCGTATTAAGGTCTTCGGACGCACAGAGGATGGCAAGAAGATAAACACACTCGTAGGAGTAAGCGGAATTTTGAAGCTCATCGGTGCAGAACTCTTCAATAAGTTCATCAAGCGAGCATTGAAGGCTGGTATGGACGCTTGCCGCTGCGCTTTGAGGCGTGGACTTGTAGTTACATTGTATGCTAAGTAATCAAGGGAGGACAGAGAAATGGCAAGAGCAAAATATTACATCAAGAGACAGATGGAAGGAAAAGAAATCGATGAGGTGACAAACTTTACACGCAAGGACAAGGCAGAGCGATTCTTGAACAAGCTGTTCAGGGGACTAAAGAAAGCCGACAGACATTATCCATACTGGGTACGACAAGGTTATTTCAAGTCTGAATTTGTAGGCTTATGCGTGAATTTCAAAACAGAGTATTGGATTGAAAAGTATTAAACAGCAGGGCGCAAGCCCTGCACAATATATCAAGATATGAAACAATACATTTTGAACGGCAAAAATAGCCTTGGGCAAGTTGATAGTCACATCGAAGACTACAGAACCAAGGAGATAATGGAGGAAAGGTTTTCTCGAATTAAGAAAACCTTCAGGAACAACCCATTTGTAGAAATGATGGAAGAAGGAGACCGACACTTCAAGGTTAAAATGGGTGGAGCGACATACAAGTATTACATCACTGAAAGAGAAATTTAAATTTGGCAAGATATGAAGGAATACAACAAGATGCCAGCACAAGCAGTGGTCGAGGTAACGACCAGCTTGGGAAGAACCTGCCTGCGAGAGATTGGGCGAGACCTAAAGGAAGGCACGGTGCTCGATGGCTATTATTATCCGGTAAGCAAGGCTTTCGACTTTTATTGGAAGGGAGAGGGCGCAACGCTGTGGATCGGGGACAACGGAAGGCTTGTCAGTCTTGGAGAAGGGCAAAAGCATAAATACATGATGCTTGGTCGTCTATTATCCGATTGCAAGTACTTCCTTCGCAATCCATACGAGCGACACCTCTATTTCCAGAGCATCGCCCGGCATTGCAAGGAAATGCGCCAGTACTGGATTGAGTTGAACATCAAGCCGGAGTGGTTATCTTACAATCAGATCGGCAGGCTTGAGCACAAGATGAACAGAATGAAAACGAAGTTAGATAGGCAATTTAAAAAAGACAGACAAAGAATATGGCAAAGTTTATCAAAGTGAAATCTAACGCATATCGTGAGATTCTATTAAACAAAGAACACATTTTGCTTTTCCGAGAAAGCCAAAATGGGACAGTTATAAAGCTTAATGCACCTTTTAATGGTGACACCGTTACTATTTATACAGAAGAGGATTATGAATCCTTCAAAGAAAGAGTATTAAACAATAATATAATTATTAGATTATGGCAACACTTATTAGAGCGACTGGCGAGCAGATAACCGTTAAGCCTGCCAGCGGTGGTAAATTTACCTTGGAGGAACTTCAAGGATTCGTGAGCGGTTTTATTGAGCGCATTGACCTGGAGAACGGCAAGGCGATGTATATTAACGAAGATTGCAAGGCGTTGCAGATGAAGCGCAATATTGCGGCAACTGTCTGTTTGCAACAAAGAGGTTGCTTGCAGGGTGATTATATCGCTGGCGATGCGGTCATTCTTGATTATTCAGAGGAGGATTGATGTATGGCTAATATATATATTACCAAAGAGGAATATGATGCAATATCTTTTTGCTCGGAGGAGATTACATCATTAGTTGAAGGAGGAGCAGAAGATGAATACGTAAAAGAAGCAGATAATGCGTTAAGGTCAATTGCATCAATTCAACGTAAGTATCGTAAAGCACTGAAGCGTGAGAATGCTCTTCAAGATGCCAAGGCTGCAGTTAAGAAGTTGCACCCAGAGTTAAAGGGAGAATTTTACAACAAGTTAGTTAAGAATGTAGCAGAACAATTAATAAACGGAGGTAAAAATGGCAAAGATTAAGAGTACCAAGAAGGGAGTAGGCAAGACGGTCAAGCTAGTTGGTGTACAGATAGACAACGACCTGCTGCCTTTCCTCAACGCATTGCCCAACAAGTCACGATTTATCAATGATTTGTTGAGGAAGAAATTTTTTGGCAAATAATTTGGTGGTTTCAAAGGAAAAGCGTACCTTTGCATCACTGAATGTTTAAAGTGGTCTCCACTTATTACCCCAGCGGCTCGACTTTTTCACCGCTGGGGTATTTTTATGCTCTTTTCCCGATTTGCCCCGAAATTTGCGTTCTGTGGCGTTTACGTGGTAAGTACGTAAAACTATCCCCGAAAACAATTTGAGCCGTTTCTGCGCCAAATTCGCAAGAAATAAGGCTATTTTTTGTCGTACAGCACGTAATCAATAACCCTGCGGTTTGCTTCATCTACTCTCGATAGGTCTGCATTGATGTAGGTATCAGTTACCCGGACACCGAACGAGTGACCCAGCGCAAGCGACACAACGTCCTTTTGTATACCAATGTTGAAGGCTATAGATGCCCACGTATGGCGAGCGTAGTACGTAGTAAGCCCAGGGCGAACCTTTGCGAGTTTCTTATTAATCATGACCGTTGCAACATCAACGTTCCTGAAATGCTCAGAGAAACGAAGCAGCTTCTTTTCCCCTTTGTACTTCTCGATGATTCGGAGAGCTTCTGGATGAAGGAGTATGGAGTAATGCCTGCCAGTCTTAGCCCGGTCGTATTCCAGTCTACCACGGACGATATTCTCCTTTGTCAAGGCGAACAAGTCACTCACATTGATACCAATCAGCAGGAACATCAGCAGGAACATGTCGACCAGTTCATCACCACCAGCTTCGAAGATAGAGCGGATTTCCTCAACCGACAAATTTCGCTTTTTCGTTGTCTCAAGCCGTAGACTGTACCTTCGGAAAGGGTAGTTTTTCGTCTGCTCATTATCTATCGCAAGGTTGAAGACAGCAGCGACACAGAGCATCCTGCTGGCTCTGGTATTCCTAGACAATCCTTCCTTTGCCATGAACGCATCGAAGTCTTCAAGCCAAGAGCGGTTAATCTCATCGTATGTAAGCAGAGCCGCTTTTTCCTTCCCTAGGAAAGCTTCAATCTTTGCCCAAGTGTACTTGTATCTGTTTATAGTATTTTCTTTCAGATTCCTGCCCTCGTAGGCAATGAAGCCATCTCGAAGCAGGGCGACTTTCTCCCTTGCAGGCTCGGCTTCAAGCATGATTAAGTCCCGGAGTTCCCTAGCCGTAATATCGCCCCGGTATGTTTCCCTGCATTGCGCCTTCATCATCATTCTATTATAAAAATTCAGACGGTCAAGCAGGAAGTCGTTGATAGCATCACGATCCGGACGCTTTCGCACCTTGCAAGCCCTTTTATCCCACTCATCTTTCTTGCAGTATTGATTTAGGGATATGAAGGCAGTCCCACCATGGTGGTTGACAGCAAGCCGGATGGAGAACGTACCATCCTGCCTTTTTACCCTTGTGTCTAGATATAATCTCAGTGTTGCCATAATTCCGTGCAGTTTTTGTTCAGTTTATTTTCAGCGTTAAGAGCCGCAATTGTGCAACATGGTGCATGATTGCGGCATTTTCAAGTTATCCCAGCATCA